GCGCATAGTCGTTATTCATCGCCTGGTCACGCGAGCGCGCGACAAGCGGGCGATAGTTCCGCGTAATGATCCAGTCAGCGGGCAGCGCCGTGCCGGTCCACGTTGCGTTTAAACGATCAAATCCAGCAGCGTTGAACTGCATCGCGGAACGAAGCGCGCGGCCAGCAGCGCGCAGGGCGCGCACAGGGCGGGAAGGTGGCGTGGTGGACGGCATTTCGACGGCGCGGGCAGGCATCAGCCCGCGCGAACGAATGAAATCGAACATTCCCATTAGAGAATCACCTTTACCTGTTCGCCAAACAGGCGGCCACGCTGGGCGGCCTTCATGCGGCGCAGTTCGCTTTTGTAGAAATTCCGCAGGGCCAGCAGGTCCGCAATGGGCGTGCGCCACAACTCGCGGTTATTGATGGCGTATCGCATTTGATCCTGCGTCGCGCGCTTTTCCAGCACTGCTTCGATGGCATCCAGGACACGCTGTGCATGCACGCGGGTGTCGGTGCCGTCAGCCATCGCGGCAATGTCAGGCTGAACCGTCACCAGCCCGGCTTCCACTTCCATTACGGTGCCGTTCGATACGGCGCGGACTGCGAAAACGTAATCACCAGCGGGCCACGTCGCCGTGGTCGCGGCATCCACCGTCAGCAGGTGGTCGCTGCCAGAAGGCGTGCTGGAAAAATCAATGGCCTTTGGTCCGCGCAGCAGCACAGAAAGCGCCCATAGGGGCGCTTGGTACTGTTTCAGGCACACGGTGCGAGAAAACGTCACGCCAGCACGGATGCTGTTAGGAAATTGCCCCTGCATTGCGTCACCAGTTGGTGGCGAATCCCCCACGGCGTCGGCCTGCGGTTAGCGATTTCGCCCGTTTAATGGGCTTAGTTTCGCTGGGCGGCTGTTCCTTAGCCACGGCGGGGTTTTCCGGCTGCCTGGCGGGCTTCGGCGTCGGTTTCGGCAGCGGGCGCGGCTTTTCGGGCTGAACCGGCGCGATTTCGGCCGGATTGTCGGCCACGGGCGCCCATGTCTGCGTTTCCGGGTTCAAAATCAGCCGTTTTGCAAGCTGTTTCAGGCTCGGATTCATGATTTTTAGGGCTGCCATGGCGTACACAGTGCAGTCCAAAACCTCATTTCTGGCCTTATCTGGCTTGTGCCACTCGCGCACCGGAAAGCCCCTTACAAAGCGGGTTTTCAGCTTTTCCGACGTTATTTGCTTGAAATAGTCTTCGCCGTGGTCTTCGTCGGCCGGAAAGTGGCAATAACCCGGCCCCTCGCGCTTCAGAGCAAGGCGGCGCATTACCACCAGCTTGGCTTCGTCGGTGCCCACCTGGTACAGGTCCACTTTCCGGCTGCGTTTGCCAGATTGCTTGCGCTGCGGCTTCTCGACAATCTGGCGGCCCCAGCCTGGAATACCCTTGATAGCGAATATCTTTCGGCCGCGCCGGGCGCGAATGTATTCATAGGCGGCCTGCGTCATACCCGTGGTGCCGCCCGTGTCCAGGCAGGTGGCCTGGATGGATAGCAGCGCGCCGCTTTCATGTTCGAACGTTTCCGCCAGCAAGTCGTCCAGATCGTTCCACACGTCACCCGCCAGCGGGTCGCCGTACAGCACGCGGTAAGCGACGCACCATGACTGCTCGAACAGCCCCCACGCCATGATTTTCACTTCCAGGCGGTCGATTTGCATGTCAACGCCACACGTCAGATACAGGCCGTGCATTGGCACCTGCGCTGCGTAGACTTCCCGGCGTGCGTAGAGTGAATCAGGGTCGGCCTGTTCGGCGGTTTCCTCGAATGTTTCAGCCAGGGAAACGTTCACGAAAGATTGCAGATCACCGGCCGCCAGCTTGTCCAAATAGGACCGCACGATGTCGCGCAGTTTGCGGAACGTCGAAAGCATTTCGGGCGCGTGGAATGATGCGTGGCCCTTGAACGGCTTCGAAGCCTTCCAGCCCCAGCCCTTAGCTTCAGCCGTGCGAATGGCCATAACGCGCTGGCCGTCGTCCCACAGGCTGCCGCAGTGTTCGCAGCAGTAGCGGGCGCTGTCCGGGTCTTGCTCGCCTTCCAGGTTGTCGCGGCCGGTCCAGATAACCTGCGTCCACTTCAGATATTGCGCCTCGCCGCAGTCAGGGCACGGCACGTAATAGCGACGTTGATCGCCCATGAGGAACGACGTTTCGATGCGCGAAGCGCCCTTAATCGTCGGTGTGCTGGACTCGGTTCTAAGCTGCAAATCTCCGAACGTCGCGGCGCGCTGCGCCAGCAGTTCTAGCGGGTCGCCTTCTCCCGTGTCGGCCAGCATGCCGTCCACTTCGTCGGCCTGCGTGACTGGTGCGGAACGGCCGCGCAGGGTCCGTGGCGAACCGGCCCAGCCGAACATAAGCCAGCCGCCGATAAACGAAATGATGCGGCTGTTGTTGACGCCATCGCGCCCGCGCGACTTCGCCAGCTTGCGCGAAATGCTTTTGTTCGCGTCCAGCATCGGCCGCAGCTTCGTTTCCTGGAACGTCTGCACGTCACCCTGCGTCGGCTGAATGAAAATCTGGCTGCGCGGGTCGTGGTCGATGAAATAGCCCGTGATTACCTGCTGGCACGTCGTCTTCCCAAGCTGCGCGCCAGTCATGAAAGTGACGCGGACCACGCCGTCTTCCACGATAACGTCAATCATGCCGCGCTGGTATGGCGCGTTATCGAATCGAATCAAGCCCGGGATGGCGTTACCGGCCGGAATCATCAGGTTTGCTTCAGCCCACACGGACGGCAGCATGTCGGCGGGCGGCACAAGGTTGCGGGCAGCGCGCTTTAGCGCCTTGCGAATGGCGGGGATATTGCTGAAAAGGTGGCGCATGAAAGTGGCTTTCTTAGGCGTTAAAGCGCCTTGCTCCATCGGTGTTTTGTTTCGATTGGGTGTTTGTCTTCGCGCGGGCGCGATGGAACGCCCCATGAACCGCCGCCCGCCTCGCCATCAAATTTCCAGCCAGAAGCCCGAAGACTTGCGCCGGATTCGCTGGCCAGCGTGTATGTCACGATTAGGGTGTAGCCCATTGCCTGGGCGGCCTTGGCTGCGGCTGAATACAGTTTCGAACAGGCGTTTTTCGTTCCGTCAGTGCAAAGGCGTGTAGCCTCCGCAGTTAGACCGTCGTCCAGCCGTCTTGCCACCGGTCGGCCTACGCACACCACGCCCACCAGCTGGTCGGCCTGCTTTAATCCAATGGCAAACTTGTAGCCCTGCGGCGGCTTGTGGTGCCTGTGTTTCTCTGCGATGAAATCAAACGCCTGCGTTCGCGTAAGCGGGATAAGTTTCATTCTTCGTTTTCCCCGTCTTCGTCTTCGTCTTCCAGCGCCACGTCGGCTTCGGCCGATGTTTCAAGCGCCAGCGTGATTTCTTCGCGCAAAATGCGTTTAAACGTTGTTTCGTTGGTCTCGCCCAGCAGCCGGAGTGCGGCGCGTGCGGGAATGTTCAGGGCGTTGGTGCGGATCGTTGCCAGCATGCGGCTGGTGGCCTTCTCGAATTCAGCCACAGGCGCCACTTCGTCGCGGGCCTTCGCAAGCTCTAGCTCGGCGCGCAGGGTGTCGGCCTGCGCTTTCCGTAGGTCCAGCTTGTCCATATCGTCGGGCGCGGTGCCAGCGGCCTGTTTGGCGCGTTCGTCTTCACGCCAGCGGGCCACGTCGGCGGTGTTGAACTGCCACTCGATCCCCTTCGCGCCACGCTGGTGGACGGGACAGCCTTTCTTCACCCAGGTGTCGATAGTCGTCAGAGCCACGTCGAAGACTTCGGCCAGCTTCGCCCGATTTACGAGCATTCCCCGCACGCCTGTTGCCATACGTAAACTATTCCGTGAAAATTCTTTTATCGTTAACGTTCAAACACTTGACAAACGGCGGCTAGTCGTAGTCAGCGCTTTAAAAAACCCTCTCAGATTTTTATTCACGCGGTGCTTTGGACCCCGCCCCTGCCACCGTCCAGGAAGGACCCACTTATCCACAGGTTATCCACAGATGCACCACCATGGTGCGCTTCTCTGTGGATAACTCTATCAGCCTGTGGATAACTGCCATGGTCACTACCACGCATCACGGCACCACGTCAACACCTTTCTGTTTGCGTATCGCATCCACCAGATCAGCCTTGCTCTGCCGACAATCCGCCAATGCCATCGCCACGTCCACGTGATTGGATAGAAGGTCAACCAGGCGACCACTAGCAGCAGGCGCAACGCTCGCGCAATCATTTAGCAATGCTTCCCGCACTGTCGGATGCGCTGCCACCACTGCCACCATTGGCGGCTGCATTGGCATCGTTCCAGATGCGCAACCCGTCAGCATCAAGCCCACACACGCCCACACTGCCACCAGCACCAGCAGCACTGCCCGCCGTTCCCACGTTGCCCGGTTTGTTTGCATAGTCGCTTGCTCGCTTCGTCAATTGATCGCGCACAGCAGCCTGCTGCGCCTTGTGTTCGTCGGCAGCCTGCACGCTATCGCCTGCCGCCTTGTAATTCGCCAGCGCATCACTAGCCGCTGCCTGCACTGCCACCGTGGTTGCATGGTCCACGGCTGCCGTCTGTCGGTCCCACTTCTGCTGCACTGTCGCCATGCCTGCCGTTTCGCCAGCCTTGTACTCATGCCAGCCGAAAGCGACTATCAGAAGCGCCACGATTGCCGCCGCTGCCAGCTTTGCGGAAATGCTCAGTCCGATCATTTGCCAGCCCCACTTATGATGAATTGCGCGAAAGCGCCAATCCCCAAAATCACCAGCGTAAAAGCAACGCCAGCCAGAAACGAACCGCCGTCGATCATATTTGCATCCATATCTGCCCCGTAAGTCGATAAACAAAGGCGCCAAACCACAGCGCCACCGGAAACGCAATTGAGAAAGCGACTATCACAGCGGGTTCGTTTGGTCGTACAGGGCAAACACGCGATTTTCAACCGCGTCCATTGCCTTATGCGCCATGCTTTCCGCCATGCCGTCCAGCCGCTTGCGCTCGATTCGGTTGTATTCACGCCGCGCATTCTTAATGCACGTTTGAATCGTGCCGCGCATTTGCATAGCCGCGATTCGATCCTTAAAGCTCGCTCGCGGCAGCACTCCAGAAATTTCGTTCATGCCTGATAAACCCTCACCACATGAACCGGCTTCACCGGCTCTTTTGCGAAATAGCCGGTAAGCATCCCGGCCACGAAGACGGCGCCACACAGCAGCGCCATAACCACGTCAGCTTTCCAGCGATTCATGCACCCACCGTCAAAAACAAATCGTGTTCAGCTTGCCGCCGCTTCACCAGCCCAGGCAGGACTTCCAGCACGCCATTCACGCGGCCTTTGTTCCACACCAGGATTTGCTCTGCCGCGCCCGTGTAGTCGCTCGCATTCAGCTTGCGCAACAACGTGGACGCAGCGAAATTGCCCGCGCCGATGTTGAATACCAGCGAGCCAAGCGCATCAAACTGGTTTTGCGTCAACTTCACACGCACCAGCTTGTTAATCGGCTGCTCTGCCTTTCGCGCCTTGTCGTCCGCATAGTTAGCGCACGCCGTCGCCAGCGTAATGGGCTGCCCCAGCACCACGTCAGGCCCGGTATGACCCCAGCCATTTGTCGGAATGCCAGCCGGGCACAGATACCCGTACAGCACCAGCTTTTCTTCGCCCTTAATCAGGGCATCGCCTTTTGTGCTGATTTGCATTTACGCTGCCGCCTTTTTGAATAGCTGTTTTTTGACGTATCGCAGCCAGTAATGCCGAACGCTCAACATTGCGAAAGCGACTATCAAAGTCTGATATGTCCGCAATTCAGCCACGTG